CGGTAGTCTCGTCCCGAAACACGGAGAGAGGGGCAGCCATTTGTCCATTTGAATTCGTAGTAGTTGTATTTAATTAGGCAGTCTGGACTGACATACGTACGCGGTTCAACGTATCCAAACACATAGGGATCAAGACCACCGAGATACTGACCCATCGCTGCAGCATCAAAAATATAACTGTACAGCGGGTAATTTTCTGTGATCTGTTCTGTGTTTACAACGAACGGTTCAGACCCAACTGTCCAGCTGTCCGGAAATATAGGAAGGTGTTCAAGCCCAACGCGTCCAAAATTTACCATGTCATTTGCTGAAAAGTCATACGCACGCAAGACGTTATACAATAGCTCTGGTTTCGGTATCCATACAACGGAAGGTATCATTCGACCAGATCCGTCATATGCACCGGCCATACGGGTTGGATTCCATGGAATAGAATCAACATTCGCGTAGACAACATTATCATTCTCAATGTGAAGACAATTATGTAAGTTATGTTTTTTCAGGTATGAATAGAGTACAAAAAAACGAGCAGACGCCAGACGCCAAAACCCGTTTCGATAATCTTGGTTCAAGGTTGTTCTTGTGCTGAAATTGAACTCATCCTGCAAGGAAGCCGCGTCGACGAGATCGACCATTGGAAACTTGGAAAAACGAGAGAAGAACCCTGGTTCGGTGATAACAACGATGCGTTCATTTCCGTGAACAAGGAGGTTTTGTATCGCATCGAGTATGTACTCTTGAAAGTTTACCAAGCAGGTAAGTACAACGGTTACTGGGGTTGTTTGACATATTCGACGTCTATGCGTCTCAAACGAAATGTCGGACAAACATTCTCCATCAAAATTATACTTGAGAACTGCTGGGTTAAAGTCAGACCACGAGTTAAGAATAATAACAGGAATACGAGTGTTGCGGGTTAATAGACGTATTGCCGGGCTATCAATAACAATCGGAACCGTGCGGAGATATAGAGCCTCCCAAAATCGATGAGTATCAACCCCGTTCCCTTCCGGACATATACAAAACTTATAATCCTTCATTCGAGAGATGTTTTCTTCAGGTGGAACAACAGGTAAGAAAGTAAGCTTGGGTTTAAGTGTTTCATAGCATTCTGTACGCTTGGATCCGTTTGTTCCCAGGTTGAAACTAAAGTACACGTCTTTCGTCTTTGATAATTTGTTATTTTTGAACCACTCTGGTCTCCCATGCGGCCACATTGAATTAGCTATCCCGATAGGAAGTGCAGTTAGTTTTTCAGAGTCAAAGCATACGTTCTGTGCGAACCATTTCTGAAGACGAGGATATCGAAGGATCTTTAAAAACTCGTCGCATTCAACAATGTTTTCATCCGAATTGTGTGTAATAAGTGTGAACGGATTGCGTAGTTTCTCAATATGTTGTGCGAACTCGCGAATACGATGACCGTAAACGAATATACATCCGGGGTTATCGTAGTCCGATGGAATCATATCCAGCTCTAAATGTTTATCCGTCTGAGATCGAATAAAGGGATTGAACTCGAAATCTTCTTGTTTTCCGAGATAGACGTCAGATAAGGACTGTAGTTTTTCTCCCGTGATAATATGGCACGAAGACCACATATATTTAACATCGTTAAAACATTGGATAATTTAACGGCGAGATACTCAATGCGTACCTTTGTTACGGCAGCAAGCTCAAATCATTTTAAGTCGGTCTGTCAGTTTCTGGAGACGATTCGCGGTGAGAGAACGTACTTTTACGACATTGGTCTCTCATCTGATGAATCTAAGCAACTACGCGAACGTTTCCAGGTTGAATATCGCGTGTTCCCGTTTGAACGATATCCTTCCTTTGTTTCTCTCGCATCTCAAGACGCGGGAGCCTATGCGTGGAAACCGATCATCATTGCCGACGTATATCAAGAAGTGAATGGCGTTCTTATTTGGTGCGATGGCGGCAACAAGATACACAATGTTGAGCAACTAACACATGCGATAAAGGAAAATGGAATATATACACCGACATCCTCGGGTACGATCGCACGATGGACTCATCCAACCGCGCTCACAACAATGAATGTTCCGCCGGGGTGGCACGAGTTCAACATGAGAAACGCTGCCTGTATTGGCTTCGTAAAAAGTCCAATCTCAGACATGTTTATCAAAGAATGGAGGGAGACAGCCTTGAATAAAGACGCAAGTATTCCCGATGGGGCTAATCGTTCGAATCATAGATGGGATCAGTCAATCCTAACCTATCTTTATTACAAATACAACGTACGTCGAGTTGACGACTACCTTGGGTTTTCAATCCACAATGACATTGATTAACGTCTACTCTCTGCGGAAATGACACTTTCATATGTTTCTGGAGTACCTACAAATGGAGCGTAAGATTTGGTACGCTCCGAACGGCTTCGAGGCGTACGGCGAGGAAGAGATCAATGCGGTCACAAAGTGCCTGAAGGAGGCGTGGCTCGCTGGAAACGGCAAGTACACGGTCGAGTTCGAGAAGCAGGTGGCCGAGTACTTTGGTAAGAAGTATGGTCTGTTCGTGAACTCTGGGTCCTCCGCGTGTCTCCTTGCTCTCGCATCTCTGAATCTGCCCGACGGATCCGAAGTCATTACGCCGGCCTGCACGTTCGCCACAACCGTTGCCCCCATCATCCAGCTCAAGTACAAGCCGGTCTTTTGCGATGTGGAGGCAACTACGTACGTTCCGTCCGTTGACGCGGTACTGGCCAAGATCACCCCTGCGACTCGCGTCATTATGCTTCCTAACCTCATCGGAAACACGCCTGACTGGAAGCTTCTGCGTACAAAGCTGGACGACACTGGACGCACGGATATTGTGCTTATCGAAGATTCTGCGGACACGTTGGTATGTACGCGTGAGTCCGACATCTCGACGACGAGCTTCTACGCGAGTCATGTGATCACTGCATGTGGATCAGGTGGCATGGTTATGTTCAACGAGCTGAAGCACTTGAAGCGTGCCACGATGTTCCGGGACTGGGGGCGTATCGGCGACAACACCGAACTCGTGGTTGAGCGGTTCAACCATATTGTGGACGGAATGCCGTACGATTACAAGTTCCTGTACGCATGCCTCGGGTACAACTTCAAGTCCTCGGAGGTGAATGCGGCCTTTGGGCTCGAGCAGATGAAGAAGCTTCCGAAGTTCGTGGACATTCGTAGGCGGAACGTAGAGCGATACCTTGAGAACCTGAAGGATGTTTCAGGAATCCTACTTCCGACGGACTCGAAGAATTCGAACTGGCTGGCCTTTCCCTTTCAGGTCGAGAACCGCCTGGCCCTTGTCAACTACCTCGAGGACCGCAATATCCAGACGCGTGTGATCTTCTCAGGCAATATCACACGTCACCCCGCATACCGCGAGTACCTAGAGGATTTCCCGAATGCGGACATTATCATGCGGAACGGCATTCTGGTGGGTTGCCACCACGGAATGACGCTCGAGGACGTGGACATCGTGTGTAAAAACATCAAGGAGTTTTTGCAGTCGCAGATCTAAATGACGCTTCATATCCTTGGCATCGGAAGCCATCCTGAACGGATGGTGTACTTCAAGCGAACGGCTGATATGTTCGGGGTCGATGTTCGTTGCACGATCTTCCCACCGCTGGTGGACGGCAATCAACGCACATTCGAATGGGCTCGCATTATGCACTATGTCAACTACGCGAAGTCTGTACCGGAGAACGATATCATTGTGTGTACCGACACGTATGATGTGCTTATCAACCAGCCGGCCAACGTCCTTGTTGATCGTTTTCTGTCCAAGCAATGCGACATTTTGCTGAGTGGTGAAATGAACTGTTATCCAACCGAGTACCTTCCCAAGTGGTCGGGGGTTCAGACTCCGAGTAAGCATCGCTATCCAAACGGAGGATGTTACATGGGAACCGCGAAGGGGTTGCTCTACCTATTCGGTGGCTGGAAATCACTAGCCGAAACGGAGACCATGTGCAAGAGCAACTGTGATCAGGCATACCTTCACGAGTTCTACCTTGCACATCACGGTCAGCTGTCTGTCGTCCAGGTCGACTGGGACTGTTCGATCTTTCAGTCGATGCACCTGATTTCCTGGAACGATTTCGCGTTCAGGAACGGACAGATCTACAACAAGGTCATGGGTCAATATCCTTGCATTGTACATTTCAATGGCGGTGTGTGGCAGACGAACACGAAGCAGGATATTCAGCCTGTCTTTGTACAGAAGATGGCGGCCGCCCAAGCAGAGGACACTCTCAATGGACACGATCAGATCGTCACGGCTACTTGTTTTCCTCATTCGCAGGTGTAAGATGAGTTCCAATGCTCGATCGTCTTCCGGTGGTTCACTGTATCAGGAAGCCTAGCTTCGTGGCCTGCAATAGTCGTCTTGAAGCGAAGGTGAAAGTTGGGGTCACTGTAAATATCGGCATCAACCGGTCGGTCGAAATCCAGGTGCCACTCATTGACTTCGATGTAGTGTTCACGCATGAACTTACCCATCATCACATCGTCGAGGCCGTCTGGCTCAGGGGGAGTCCAGTTCACGAATCGTTCCACCACGTCTCGCGTGAGGGCGTATCCGCACCCTGACAGAAAATCATTGAATACGATCTTTCCAAACGCATGGTTCTTGCTTGGCCGCATGCTGAGCCAGGTACGCAGCCGCTCAAAGTGAAATGCGGACGAAAGGCACGGACGCAGCAGAATATCGAAGTCCTCATGTGCAAGTGCATACTTGTAGGCCTCGATTGTCTTCACGAAGCTCTTCGTGGGGCTTTCGATGCCAGGTATATGAATCTCGTTGCCGTCCCGAATCTCAATGTCACAGATGCCATCTGTGAGGAAGTAAAAGTACATCTTAACGTCTTTCGGGAATTTCGCGACCTTCCAGTTCTCGATGAACTGATCATAAGGTGTACCATACGACGAGCCAACCAGGACCAGGATCTTCATTTATGTTTACAGGAACCATATTCGTAATAACAATGAATCGCGTGTTGATTACAGGCGGAAACGGGTTTCTTGGATCACACCTTGCCCGTTTCTTTCTGGAGAAGGGCTACGTTGTGGCCGTGACTTCGAGGTCATGTTCAAACATCGCCGATATACTCGAATCGATACAGTTCATCAAGAACACATCGTACGACGAAATTCGTAGTTTCAACCCTACAGTTGTGATCCATTGTGCATGGGAAGGCGGGAGTACGTACAGCGACGTGAACACCACAAAGCAGTTTCGTAACATCGCCTACGGAGCAGACCTTCTTGACTGCATTGGGACCGCAACTTTCATTGGTATTGGTAGCTTCTCGGAGTACGGTCACATGACATCACCTGTTTCGGAGACGTCATCTGGTTCGCCGATTACGTTATACGGACACGCCAAGTCGTGCTTCAGGACGGTTTCAAGGATTATCTGCGAACAGAAGGGTCTGAAGTGGGTATGGGTTCGCCCCTGTCTGATCTACGGACCGAACGATGTCCCTACGAGACTGTTTCCATCCACAATCCGTAAACTCATCGCGGGTGAGAGCGTTGTACTTGACAGCTGCAAGGACATTGTAGACTATCTTCATATTGACGACTTTTGTAGGGGCGTGGACAAGGTCATTGCGTCGTCCGTCACCGGTATTGTGAACATCTCTTCTGGCGAGGAGTATCTTGTTCGCTCGCTCATCGAATATGTCCGCGAGGAGGTCGGTGGACATGCGACGGTGTCCTTTGATTCAACACGCGATAGACAGCATCTCTCGTCCTACGTGGTAGGCGATCCGTCGGTGCTTCACTCACTTGGCTGGGCTCCGACGGTCGATATCCGGACTGGGCTGCGGAGTCTCGTGGTTGAAGAAAAGGTTGAACAACTCATTGCAGCCGACCTTGACGGGTTACACCCAGAATGAACCGCCCATTGAACTTCATTCTAGCCTCTTCATGCTTCGTTGGCTGTACATACGGCAGGATCGCGTCCGTATAGGTACGTTTGTAGTCTGCGATCTTCGCGGCCCGTTCATAGTTCGCATTCACTACCTCCACGTGTCGACCATAATGCCCGTCGTCGAGCTGCGATAGACTGTCTTCCAGACTCTTCACGATGTCGTCCCCTAGTAAAATCCATCCGGTCGTATCAAAATACTCCCCGATGTTTGGACATCCCCAATAGATTGGAATTGTCTTCGTCACCACGCAGTCAATGATCTTCTCCGTGAAGTAGTTCTTCTCGCGATTGTTCTCGATCACGATGCTGTATTGAAAGGTCTCGAACAACGGCATCTTCGACGGCCCACTCGCCGCAGAACATCCAGAACTCTCGAGCATCGGATTGTGTCCAATCACAGGCATCGGATCGCCCGCCCCGCTCCGAAAGAATGTGATCGGAAACCGACTGAACTGCATCTGGGCAGTATACAGTACGTGACGCAGATGATGGCCTGGTGCAGACGCCTTTGATCCGGTGACATTGGAGATCGAAAAGGTCTTCTTCGCGATGTCGACCTTTGTGTAGATCTCAGGTGGGATCCACGAGCCACCTTCAATTTTCTTATACGCATTCGGAAGCCCGAGAGTCTCCGGATCAAATACTAGGATCACATCATACAGATGAGCATATCGCCGAAGGTACTCATGACAGTTCATGATGGCAGTTGATTCACATTGAACGTAGAGTCTACGAGAGCCGTTACGCGGAGGAGGTTGATGAGGGTGGTCGTAGTACAGTTCTACGTTCACAGGCGTCTCGATCGGAAAATACAACGTACTCGCAGTTGGATGATGAAATATCAACGGCATTTATACAGTCTACCTAGGGATGTTTAGGTTGCTAAATACATTATGTTTACGGGTTTCTGCGACTGGCATCTGTCTGATCACCTTGTATACACGATCACCCTGCACGGTTCCGATCTGGGCGTACCCAAAGCTGGCCAACCACCTTTCTATTTCGCCCGGCTGTACACCATACCGTATCGAGTGTCCCGATTCCTCGAGTACAATAATAGGCTGACACTTTGCGATTGTCTTAGACCCTCCACGTAATGCGAACAACTCAAACCCCTCAATGTCCAAGTGGATCAAATCGCACCGAGTCAGCCCAAGATTATCGATCATCAGCGTGGGGGTACGTCCTTCGCCGTAGACGTTCGTAGAGCCTGCGTTGTTATACACTTTCCGTCCTAGTCCTACCAGGGCATGGGCATCGCCAAGACAAGCCTGAAACTTGAACACATTGTCAGACGTGATGTTGCGATTCAGGCAATAGAAGAGCTCAGGAACAGGCTCAAATGTATACACTGTCTCAAACATCTCTGCGTACTGCTTTGCGTAGAGTCCGTTATTACCACCAGCTTGTACGACGACCCCCCTCGATGGCACAAACTGAGCAATTTTCTTAGGAACATCGGGGAAAGCGGTGAGTAGTTCATGGCACGAGCTGTTCTCAGCAGCATGATCTTCTGTCACACCGCCGCCGTCGTCACGTAGCCAATACATGCCCTTGTAGTACGCAACGCGGTCCTCCATTGCGATTTATAGGTACATCAGTGAATGAACACCAATGAAGATACGCGTCAGCGACTACATTATCAGGGTACTGGAGGCCCATGGAATCGACACTGTATTTGGACTGACCGGTGGATTCGCAATGCATCTTAATGATTCGTTCGGAAAGAGCGGCTTCAAGACGTACTATAACCACCACGAGCAGGCGTGTGGGTATGCTGCGTTTGGCTATACAAAGACGAAAAACGTCCCGAGTGTGGTCTGCACCACGTCAGGAATTGCCGCTACGAATGCGATCTCACCGTGTCTAGATGCGTATCAGGACAGTGTGTCGATCCTTTTCCTTAGTGGTCAGGTCAAGTCGTTTGATACGATCCGTGCGATCAATGCAAAAACAGACCACAAGCTCCGGAACTACGCATTCTCGGACTCGGATCTGATCAGTATGGTTTCGGGCATTACAAAGTATAGCTACGAGCTGACTTGCGTGGAGGAAGTGAAGAGCGTCGTAGATACAGCGATGATCGCATTGACAACCGGTCGTGGTGGTCCGGTCTGGTTGTCGATCCCTCTTGACATTCAGGGATCCTTGATCGACGAGGAGGTCGTGCCACGCGGTATGCGATCTTGTCCACAGGAGATTGACCTCTCTGATGTCTATTCGCTCTTATCGGCTGCATCGAGGCCGGTGATCATCGCGGGCAACGGGATTAAGCTCGCCAATTGCCGGGAGAAGTTCGCAGCATTCGTTGACATGCATCGCATACCCGTTGTCACATCCTATCTTGGGGCTGACACAATCGAAACGGCGTCTCCGTACTTTGCCGGACGTGTGGGAATCTACGCAGATCGCTGTGGCAACTTTACCGTACAGAACAGCGATCTGTTGCTGGTCTTGGGCTGTCGTTTGTCCCAAGCGGTTGTTGGGTACAACCCGAAGACCTTCGCACGTGCGGCCAAGATCATCTACGTGGATATTGATCGAAGTGAGCTTGCAAAGTCTGACTACCACTGCAAGGTCTTCGCCGACCTCAATTCGTTCTTCGACTCCTTCTCGACCACCGTGTCCGACTACTCTACATGGGTCGCAAAGTGTCAGTATTGGAAGGCGAAGTGGCTATTCGAACTCCCACCTGAGACAGACGCCATCAATCCATACTACGCAGTGAAGCGGATATACGAACGGCTGCCCGGAAACAAGATCACTACGACAGGGTCAGGCTCCATCGCGATCATTGTGAACCAGCTGGTGAACATCAAGAAAGACGATCTCTTCATTTGGAGCGGACACGGTGATATGGGAACGGATCTACCAATGTCCATTGGTTCGCACCTGGCAGATCCATCGAAGACGTATGTTCTGTTCACAAGCGAAGGTACACTGCAGTTCAATCTCCAGGAGTTCCAGACCATTGTCCACCATAAACTACCTGTCAAGGTCATCGTGTTCAACAACGCGAGTTATGGGGCCATCGAGATCACCCAGAAGACATTCTTCAGTAACAAATTTGGCGTTGATCACTCAAGTGGCCTTTCGTTCCCCGACACAGAGAAGATCGCTGCGGCGTATGGTATTCAATACATAGGCGTTCGTGAGAAGGCCGATCTCGAGGATGGGATCGATCGAATGCTTAACGCAAGTGGTCCAGTGATCTTTGAAGTCTTCGTCTGCATCCAGACCAGGGTACCAAAGCTAAGTTCGCGGAAGAACGAGGACGGAAGTTTCACAAGCCTGCCATTCGAGGACATGGAGCCATTCCTTTCGCGCGAGGAGTTCCATGCAGAGATGATTATCCCACCAATCTAGGCAGTTTTCTGCCTACATTTGGTTTTGTGTTTGGTTTGATTCTGAGTCCTCTCGGAGGTCTCTAGTTGCTGTAGGCCAGGCCACCCATGCCGCTCATCACGCGGAGCACGTTGTAGTTCACGGCGTACACGCGGACCTGGGCCGTGCGGCCAGCACGCACCGTGTTCACGGACACCGTGAGCTGGAGGGTCGCCTTGTCGATACGCGAGAAGTTGCACGTGCCGGACGGCTGGTGCTCCTCCGGCTTGAGTGCAAAGGAGTACACGCAGATACCCGGGGCCGTGGGCGTGCGGGTGTGGTGCTGGAACGGCTGCACGTACGTGAAATAACGGCCCTCACGCTCCGTGAAACGGTCCTGGCCGTTGAGCTGGAGCTTGGCGACCTCAATCGGGCACTTGCCAGAGCAGCGAGTGCCGGAGTTGAGGATGACCTTCGCGAGCAGGTAGTTGGTCGTGTCCTCAAAGAGGTAGGCCTGGTCGTTACCCACCGTACCGAAGTTCGTGTCGAGCCACGACGCACCCTGGAGGGACGGGCCAACCTGGATACCGAGACCCGGGAGGTAAGGACCCGACGTACCCTCACCGACCGCCGTCGGGACGTTCAGGGACTGGGCACCGCCACCGAGCGAGCCGCGGGCAAGCACGTCCATGATCACACCCTCCGTCGAGAAGTCATCGGAGTAGTTGAACGGCTGGCAGCCGTTGACCTCAGCGATGTGCGAGGGGGGCGGCTGCGTGCAGTCGACGAACGAGTCACGCTGGCACACCCACACCAGCTCCTTCACCGGGTGGTTGAAGTTCAGCTGGATCTTGTTCGAGCTCGACGTGATCGACTCGGCACCCGTGAACTGCAGCTGCTCGATGAGGTACTCGTGCGTCTGCTGGGCGAAGCGGCGACGCTCCTCCGTGTCCAGGTAGATGTAGTCGATGTACAGCGACGCGGCCGTCAGCGACTGGATCGCCGTCGGGGCAACACCCGACGGGGCCAGCTCATAGTAGCAGCAGTTGATCCACTGGTCGAACTCGACGTTGATGCGGACCTCGTGATACTGGAGGGCGATCAGCGGGATGGCCAGGCCGGGGTTGCGGCAGAACCAGAACTGCAGCGGGATGTACAGCGTGCGGGCCGGGGTGCCGGCACGGGGGGCACACGAGTTCGTCAGCTCAGCACCCGCGCACGACACATCCAGGGCATAGCCCTTGCGGTCCTTCATCAGCACGAGGTCGTGCGTGTTGCCCACCATCTCATCGAGGGCCGTGACCGTGCCCAGATCCTGCGTCAGCTGCGTCCAGATCTGCATCCAGTCACCGTACTGGCGGTCGATACGCTGGCCGCCAATCTCGAGCTCAACCGTCTTGATCATGCGGTGGCCCACGTAGTTGAGCCAGCGGAAACGGGTGATCGCCGTGTTGTTCGTGCCGTCCAGCTGCACCGCCGGCAGAACCACCTGGATGTACGTGCGGAACATCAGATCGGCGTTACGGTTGATGATCGCCGTCACACGCTTGTTGAAGTCGGCCTGGCCGTTGAACGTCACCTCAATGGACTCCATCGCGAAGTTCGTGTGACGCTTGAACAGCACCTTCCAGAACGTGATCTGGGGGTTGCCGGAGATGTAGATGTCCTGGGCACCGTAGCTGACGAGCTGAAGAAGACCACCACCCATATTGCTTGTATGATACTCAGCAACAAAATTTCTTTCACAGGAATCTACACACTCGACGACCTTCTTTAAAAATGCGTATCTATGCCGTCAACTGTGACCCCGGTCGCGGCGAACGTCTCAAGGCTGCCGCAGCACCCTTGAACCTCGACATCGAGCTGGTCCAGTCTCCACTCAAGGACGACCCGGAGGTGGTGCGTCGCGGAGCCACCTGTTTCGCACGCGACACCTCGTACCCCACTGGGTTTGCGGCCACCTTGGGCCACATCCGGTGTATGCAGCGTCTGGTGGATTCGGGAGAGCCGCTGGGCATTATCATTGAAGATGATGTGAGGTTCCACAAGAACTTCAACGACATTGTGGAGTCGCTGGCCAACTACATGAGGGAGGGGAATACAGACATTCTGTCAATGGGATACATCAATATTCCAAACGGCGGATTCCACCATGCACACGGACATATCTTCATCCGCAATGTGGGCGTTTCGAATCCATGGGGTGCCCAGTGCTACATGATTACGCGTGAGTGGGCTGCGAAGTTCTGTAAGATCTTTGAGGTAGACGATGTCTCAATTCCGTACCAGTCTCATTTCATCACCGACTGGGTGATGTTTGACCCCATTCTGGGATGCCGTCGCGATGCCCTCATGTGGCCCATCGCAGTCGAGAGCCCGGACGAGCAGTCGATCGCATCGTTTAACGCAGGCAAGCCGGATCTGTTTCAAACGGTTCCGCGTGAGTACTTCTACCTGTAGACGTGGCACGTCCGACACTGGGGAGTATACATGTCAGACCCACCAATCGCGACTTGTCCGTAGCCCGTCTGTAACCGACGCGTAAAGGGTGCTGGGCGACCGCAGATGCACAGGCTAGTCAGATGGGTAATCTTATCCGCAAGTGCGAGCGAACCCAACAGCTCACCGAATGGGCGACGGTCCGAGTCGCCGCTGAGTCCAATGTAATATACGGTCTTGTGAAGCGTATCCACCGCAAACTCTGCGAATGGAATCAGACCTTGAAAGAACTGTGCCTCATCCAGAATGACAACAGAGAACGAAGCCAAAAAGTCGGCGGTTAACCCGTTCAGCGAATCTACGGTGACGCATGGAATCGAATCCCCATCATGTGTCGTCAGCTCGTTCAGGTTGGCGAACCGTGTGTCGATTGTCGGTTTGACGACCAATACTCGCAATCCTTGTGCCGTATACTTGCGAACAAGGCTTAATGCGTAGGACGTCTTTCCTGCAAACATAGGGCCGAGTACGACTTCGAGCGACATGTTTACTTACGATGACGGCGGCGGCGTGTATGCGACTTTTCACGCATCTCCTGCTTCGCCCACTTCATGAACGAGGGGTTTCCGCGATGCGTCTTCTCCCGCATCTCCATCCTCGCCCACTTCTTGAACGACGTCCCGCGTCCTTCCCGTGCCTCCTGCTTTGCCCACTGCTTGAATGTCAGTCTGGCCATTTATACGCACCCATCAAAAAAAGGTAATGGACCAGGACCAACTCACCGCTGCCATCGTCGCGGGGATCGTGGTACTCAGCTCATGTATTGGGATGACACTGTCATTATGTGGATGTTGCCGTCGTCGTCCGGGATTGTATGACCTTCATGAAGACCCCGAAGTATAGTCATGTTCGAGGACTACTCCATGACCATGTGAGGCACAATGTGCATGGCCTCCAACTCCTGCATCCAGAGCTTCATCGCGTACGGGATGGTCTTCTGCACAAAGTCGGTCTTGTTGCCGCAGGACCCGCAGGAGTAGATGCCCTCCTGTGGGTTGACAATGGCCAGTGTCCCACAGGTCTTGCAGATGCCCGTCGTGAACGGATCGGACACATCCATCAGACGCTCCTTGGTGAAGGCCGACGCACCGTGGGAGATCATACAGTCACGCTCCATCTCTCCCACACGCAGACCACCATCGCGAGACCGTCCCTCACAGGGCTGACGCGTCAATGACACAATCGGACCCTTCGCACGAGAGTGCTTCTTGTCAATGACCATGTGCTTCAGTCGCTGGTAGAAGGTGGGACCCATGAAGATCTCCGCCTGCATCATCTCGCCTGTCTGGCCATTGTACAGGATCTCGTTGCCATACGGGTGCATGCCCAGCTCCAGCATCTGGGCCCGCAGCTCCTCCACTTTCAAGTGAGAATACGGCGTTCCATCCCCCAGCGTTCCCTTGCGAACACACACCTTTCCGAAGATACACTCCATCAGCTGTGCAATGGTCATACGACTCGGCACCGCGTGTGGATTCATAATCAGGTCCGGACGCAGACCTGCACCCGTGAAGGGCATATCCTGCTCGTCGAGCAGCATGCCCACCGTTCCCTTCTGGCCGTGACGAGAACTGAACTTGTCGCCAATCTGCGGAACACGCTCCGAAACTACGCGAACCTTGACGAACGGATACCCATCTGAGTTCTTGTCCTGCCACACACCGTCAATACGGCCCGACTCAGCGTTCTTGTGCGTGGTCGACGCATCACGGAACGCATACCCCGCCGTATCGTGCCGCAGGTTCACGACCTTTCCGATAATGACATCGTTCTCCTCGATGGGTGCATGGAGGATCGGAATGCCATTCTCGTTAATCGCCGCATAGCTCGTGTTCTTGAACTTGCGGGTATTGTGCTTCTGAGGCCGCATGAACTTCTCTTCGCGACCGGATGTCACATTGCGATGCTCCTCGTCCTTGTACATCGTGTAGTACAGACCGCGGAACAAGCCGCGGTTCACGGCGGACCGATTCATGATGATCGAGTCCTCCTGGTTGTAGCCACCGTAGCAGGCAATGGCCACCACCGCATTCATACCGAAGGGCATCTCCTGCATCTTCAGAATGTTCATTGATCGTGTCTCCACCAGCGGTCGGCTGATTGAACACAGTACGTACGCATTCTTGTCCAGTCGCTTGGCAAAGTTGGAGGCGTAGACGCACATTGACTGCTTGCCCATAGCAGACTGATAGGTGTTTCGCGGTGACTGGTTGTGGTCCGACAGCGGAATCGTGCCGGCCATGTGACCCACCAGCATGGAGGGATGGATCTCGTGGTGGGAATGAGACGTGACCTCCTCCTTGGTCAGGGCAATGCGAAGAGTCTCCGTCTCAGACGCATCAATGTACTCGATGCACATCCGCACCCATGCATTCCAGTCCTTACGCTCCTCGCCCACTGGGTACGCAGCCCCCACGCGGAACACCGGGCGAACCACGCGACCACCGTCCGTCTCAATGAGGATCGAGTTCAGTAGCGTGTACCAGGCAATGGACGTATGTGGGTGAAGGCGAGACGTACACTTCGCGGTACGCAGAGCCTTGACGACTTCATGAGGGTTCGTGGTGTAGGCAAGCAGAACACCGTTGACCGTGATGGACGTGCCTTCGTACACCTTGGGCGTCGTGATCCATGAAATCTGGGCATTGGGCATCTCAGAGAGGAAGTGGAGAATCGTGGACGACGGCACGTGCTGCGACACCGAGGTCAGCAACGACATCGTCTTCACAATACCAACCGAATGGCCCTCTGGAGTCTCCACGGGGCACATGAATCCCCACGAAGTGCCGTGGAGCTTGCGAGGGGCCAGCAGCTTGCCCGACTTCTCCACCGGCGTCTGAATACGGCGAAGATGAGACAGTGTCGCGGCATACGACATGCGGGCCAGAACCTGCGAAACACCCACCTTGGTCGCGTTGGACAGGGAGGTTGAGTTGGACGTGCCCAGACCCTGAACCGTGAAGTTGCCCGTCGCCAGGGCCTGCTTCATCTTGCCCTCGATGGTCGAGAGCTTCAGGATCTTGTACAGATTGTTGATGTTCAGGATCTCCAGCGGCTGACCCGCCTTCTTCCATGCGTCATTGTTCACCTCCTGAACGAACTCGTTACGCGTATCGTTGCAGACCTTCTGGAACAGCTGACGGAACAAGTGAGTCAGAAGGGCACCGGTGGTGACCACACGCTTGTTCGGGTACGCATCACGGTCATCCAACGGAATGTGCTTGCAGTACGTCAGCAGCAGCCTGCGGATCATTGAGGCCATCAGCATCGTACGACGGGCGTTCAGCACCTCCGGGGCAGCTGCTTCTCCTGCAAACCGAACATGCGGCAGGAACTCAGACGTGAGCAAGTACCGCACATACGCACACTTGTCCTCCTGGTTCGTGCCGTACTGGAGGTGGTTTGTCAAGTACCGAACTGCGTCGTCCTGGGTGAAGACACTGAGCTCCGCCACATCGCGGAACGACGCACCCAGCATCTCCACGTGCGAATCCTTCTCGTCGCCCCAGATGATGCGGGCAACCGTGCGGTCGTCCGTAATGCCCAGTGCACGGAAGTAGACCATGACCGGAATATCTTCGCGGAACCTGGGAACGCACGCCACCATCGGGTATCCGAATCCGTTGAACTTGGAGCTCAACCGGATCTCCAGCTTCTTGGGCGGAGTCGTGAAGGACTCGTGCAGGGACTTCATCTCCACCGAGTAGAAGTACTTGGACGCAGACTTCTTGTTCTGGAAGATCATGATGCGGTTGTCTGCGACCTTCTCCTGACACAGGATCGTACGCTCTGAACCGTGGACCACGAAGTAGCCCAGCGGATCGTGAGAGCATTCGCCCATGTCGGCCAGCGACGCCGGGTAATCACGCAGCAGACACAGCGAAGATCCCAGCATCACCGGCAGCTTCCCCAGGGAGATGCCCTCGAACACCCGGAACTCCTCATCGAAGGTGTCCAGCTTCTCACCCTTGTACGTGCGGGCGACGAAGCGGATATCCGCATGCATCTGTGCGGCGTAGGTGAAGTTGCGGACACGGGCCTCCATAGGCAGCATCGGCTTCACACGCCCAGTGGCCTCTTGAAGTCGCGGCTTGATGTAGGTGACGTTCTCGAAGGACAGTCTGAACTCGTACTTGTACTTCTTGGTTGCCTCGTCCTGCTCGTGCCACACAGTGATGGGGGCAGTGGACTGGACGATGAGAGGAAGCTTATTGCGAATGAAGTCTTCGAAGGAGTCCACCTGATGATCGACGAGACGACGGACGCCATTCGCGAAGTACGCATTGACTGCTTCCCACTCGGCCATGGTGTTAGAATGCCCCGGTTACGCTGTAAATAAGGTTTATCCGTTTTGAGTAAAGGAGATGGCCGAGAAGTCGATCAAGATCAACAAAGTCGGGGACCAAAAGACTCGTCGTCAACCCGTAAACATGAAGACATATCCCAAAGGTGCCCTTCGCAAGACCGCACGCAAGATTGAGGGCGTTCGCGATCCGTCGTCAAGCCCGCCCTTCAAACCAGGCACACTTCGCATTCTGACCTCCTTTGGTGAGAAGCAGCGTCGTCGCAAGACTCAGAGCAAGATCAAGGGTCTGTCCGACACCCAGGTACGCGAGAAGCTGCGGAAGGCAGATCTTTCGATTGGCAAGAAGACACCGCCCGAGCTGGCCAAGTTGATTCTCGAAAGCGGCACGGAAGCGGGAATGATTCCTCCTCAATAGACTAATGACGTCCGTATGGGGTCCTTTAGGGTGGATGACACTCCACTCCGTTGCCTCGTTATATCCAGACACTCCGTTGGAGTCTGAGCGTCAGCTTATGGTCAGATGGCTTGACCTCTTTCGCGATACAATTACGTGCCCGTCATGCCAGGGACACTTTGCGGAACTCCTCGCGAGTTACCGTGCCCAGTATCCGAATATGTTATACTCCCGCAATGACTTCATGCTCTTCACCCTTCGTGCACACAATGCGGTGAACAGACGATTGAACAAGCCGGTGTATACAAGTGTACAAGCCTGTTTTGACTTGCTTCGGAACAATGTGAAGTTCAACACCACGCAGAGTTTCCGCATCACGTACACCAATCACATTACGCGTCACTGGCGTACGTTCCAAGATGCGAGTGGAATGGCTGCGATGAAGAAGATTCACGAGATCAAGAAGATCGAGATCAATTACATGGCGTCTCGAAGCAACGAGTTCGAGGATATGATCCCGGAGGACAATGTGCTTTTTGTCCCCGTGTCTGATACGACTGAACCCGCCCGCCCATTTATCGCTAGTCGGCCGCCTGCGGGGCGACTGGTTCTGGGTCCAAACGGATTTCGGAGACGGATGTGAACGGCAAGCTGGGGTGCCACGGAATCGAGATCAACGGGTCGGTCTCCCACGCGTACCTTCGCATCCACGGATGCCGTGTATCCTTGTCCTCGTCGTAGATCTCGTCTTGGAACTTGACGAGTCGCTTGGCGGTACAGAGTGACTTCATGGGTAAAATGCACTGTAACTGACGCCCTACGTGAAACGGGGGTGTTGGGTGGTCCCATACGAAGGACGTGGGTTGATCAAAGTCAGCCAACGTCTGGAGAAGAGGGGCTTCGGGATACGGATACACCCAGCACCAGTCAGGAGGATTCGAGGTTGTGAAATACTCCAGCGTCCACGCATACGTCTTCCAATATGCATAGCACACGGGTTCCCAGTCGATTACACCGTCCATCAACAACCCAACTCTCGCTTCCAACGCGTGACCATCGGGGGCAACAATGTGAGCGTCGCCAGGTTTGCGACGTTCAATGAGAACCTTGGTTTCCATCTTCGCAGGGGTTGTCATTCGCAAGGCACGTTCATGGCCGCCTTCGCGAAGAGAGAACATTGCAATGGCCGGCATGAAGTCGTTGCCAAAGTACCGGATGCACATCTTCACGTAGTCGTCCACCGGTAATGGGAGAACACTCGCCAGGGCGGAAACGGAAAAGGCATCATCGTCTCGAAGAAGGAACAGATTGCCGAGTCCACGCTGTGCCAAAGCGATGAGCACCAGGTCAGCGTCCAAGCCGTATAGTGCAACAGTGGTTCGCTGTGATGCGTCAAGACTTCGCAGCCATCGAAATATCTTATGTTCCCCCTCGCCATGCTCGTCTGTTCCTGATATCACCGCCTGCGGGAAAGCCGTTCGCAGTTCCTTTGCCAGCTCCCGCATGTACGGTGTCTCGGGTGACAATTGATGGCGATCAAACTGCGAAACCTTGTCGGGGCGACGGAACCTACGGTAGCGTTGCTGAACAATCTTCGCGTAGGGCACCAGACCATCAAATGCGATGTACACCTTCTTGACCCGCATTCGATCAAGATACGCCCGTAACTCGGCGATCACACTGCCAATCGGATCCTCGTCCTTGATGGCCTTGTGTAAAAAACAGTTGAAGTCCATGCACAGTACATCGGCTTCAAACGTTTCGTACGATTTCTGAATGTGCTTGTGTTTACGGAGCAACGAGGCGACATAGTACGGAATGCCCATTATGGACACTACGCCAGTTCATTGAAGGTCTCTACCAGCACCACCACTTTCCACGCGAAGCATCGGAAATGACCGTCTCGACGTTCCTGACCACAATGTTCGGCTGCTTCGACATAACGGACTCCATCATATCCGCCGCCTTTTTCTCAGCGAGGGCCACCTTGGCAGCAGCCTCGATCCCCGACACCGCCGTCTCGACGACGTGGGGAACCATCGTGGCTACAAAGACACGGGCCGCATCCTTCTCCAGCTCGGGAAGCGACGACGTGTTGATCACATAGAGCAGACTACCCTGGAGCATGGTCAGACGCTCAGCGGCCGTCAGCTTATCAAGGGAATGGAGGTGGGTGGCGAGCTTGATCACCGCGGGGACCGGGTTCTTCCAGTCGATCGAATCAAACAGGCCGGCCGCCGTGGGTGCCGGGGCTTCAGCGGGAACAGGAACAGTATCAGTGGACATTTACTCTGTTCGCGGGAGAATCGTGTAAACTCTACCAACGCATACGCAGCGTCTTTGCAAGGTTACGAAGCCGGCCCTTCCGGCCACCCTTCGCCTCAGGTGCCAGTGTGGGAGCCGGAACCGGTGCGGCGGGGGCAGGCATCATCGGCTCCGCCTGGGCGGGCATCTTCGGACCCTTTGCCTTCTCAAGCTCCTTCACCACAGCCCTCTCGCGTCGCCGCTGTCCCTTCTCCTCGTCTGTCATCTTAACCCTCTTCGTCTTGGCCGGTTTCGGAGACTTCGGCTTCTTCGCCGCCTTGCGTGTCTGTGCCTTGTGATCCTTCAGGTCGTCCTTGGCATTCTTCAGGGCTTCTTCAAGCTTGGCTATCCGCCGACTCGAGGCATTCGTGGTTCCCGCGGCCACGCAGAATTGATCGATCTTTTGACGCAGAGTGGGCATCCTTGCTACTTAAAAGGATTAAAAACAGTAAGGCAATGGAAATGTCTACCTGTCCTTCGTGTACAAATGACTCCGTGACGACCCACGCCGACCACGGGCTTTCTGTGTGCTGGGGATGCTCTCCCGCGTTCTGCACGGAATGCTACTGGGGAGCCACGGCCACATGCACATACTTCACCAGCACGGTTCCCGAAGCGAATTGGTTGGCTGCAGAAGCGTACATGAACTCTCACCCTGACAAGCTCATCCGTGTTGTTCGCACAGGTCCTCGCATCCAATGTGCCGTTGTTCGCGTAGGCACGATCCTCTTTCGCCGCGTCGAACGCGATGGGGAACTTGTTAGTGAAACACCCTCTGCACCCACCGAATGCTGTGTTCACTGCGGATCCTACGATCGCCGCTACGCCCACCTCACAAATGCATACATCGATGGCTTTGCGTGTACAGAGTGTGCGAATGGCATTCTGGGTAAGTAATAAATGTGGGAGTGGATTGTACTGCTCGTACTTGTCATACTCTTCATATACATGACGAACATGGGTCGCAGCAGTCCGCCACCAGGTTGCAAGGCGTGTGCGAAACACAGCGAAAATCCTGTGACTTAAACAAATGTTCGGGTTCATCAACGCATTCAAGCCCAAGCCGGTCACACCTGCCCCTAAGATTCCTTCGCAGCCCGCACCTCCGCCTCCACCTGGCCCAACCTCGTAAGTTTTCCAGCATACTCATAAATGCGTAGTCTCATCGGCCCTCTGAAGAAGGGAACCCTGATGGGCTACAAGACCACCATGAAGGCATCCACGCGTCACAAGATCCTGCGTAAGGTTGCGAAGAAGGTTGGTCCGCTGTCCACGTTCCGTAAATTGAATGCAGTCTCCGTGTTGACGAAGCGTACTGCACCCAAGTCGTCTCGGACGATGAGGGCTGATCGCAAGTGGGTGAAAAAGAACTTCATGTAAAGACAAATGGGCAAGCTTCCCTTGAAGTGGATCTTGATTGGTCTTCTCGTACTCGTGGTCTTCGGCTACGTCTCGATCCAGGGCCCGGGTGTTCAGTGTAATGGGTCGCAGATCTACTGCCCAGGCGTTGGCTGTGTGTCTGGACCCGACAAGTGCACGGCGGGGAATGTGGGTGGGCCGTCTGCGACCTTCTCGACGACGTGGGAGAAGTTTACTAACGGTAAGGACGAGTACCCCGGTGTTCCCCAGTTCAAGGTGGGAAGCACTCCTGTGCTCTCCGAATGCCCGAACGGAACGCGGGCCCGCGATGGTCGCTGTCCCGAGTTTCTCGGCCCTTAACGCAGCCGCTCAACCGGAGCCTGACGTTTCAATACCTTCATCCTGAACTTTTGTGCATCAAAATACTCATGAACCGCCTCCTTGACCGTGATAGGGTCAAAGTCCTTGCAGGAGAACACGTCCAGATACATGGAGTTGTTCTCTTCCACAAAGTGGGCACAGATGTTGCTCGTCTCGATCAACTGAACGAGCGTGTACCCAGCCTTATTACCCGAACCAAACCGAACAATCTGGGGGGTTCCGTAGGCCACCATGTCGATCCGCTTGACCAGGACCTTGTTGAAGTCGTGAATCACAGCCGGGTTGCAGATCATCTTAGGCGAACAACCTGCGGCGTCGAGAATCAGGTGCTTTCCCCAGGTGCGAAGAGGCTGCATTGGATATACTCTCTTGCTGCGTGAAAATCACCGGCGACGGGAGCGACCACCCATCGCAGGGGCGGAGGAGGAGTTGAGGAAGAACGCATAGTACGGGATGTAGATGGTTCCGAAAATGAAATCAATCACGGCCCAGAACGGAGACTGAAACTTGTCATACGACAGCTTGGCGGCCGCGAGGTGCAGCAGGAAGGCAAAGAATCCACCAAACGCGGCGAAGATGGTCATTATCCCTCCCCACACAGTGGGTGTCGGAGTGCTCGTCGTCGGCGGATTCAACGCGGGGTTTACTCCAGGGGTGCTCATTAATATCACATACGAATTTATAATGGAGGCCCAGCGTTTGTCCACCGAACTCCTTGTCCGCGGACACACAACCTACGGCTCGTATCACCAGCGATTCATGCGACTGAGGATGCCGAGTCCCTACGAGATTAACGGACGCAATCTGCGGAGGTCGCTGGACTTTCTGCTGGATCGGTACATGAACCTGTTTATCTCAGGGGGTGATACTCGGTACATCAGGTCTGAGATCTTAGCCCACCACAGAATTCTAAAAACGGATTCTGTCTTACCACGAAACAGGTAAGGGCCCCCCTTCAACATGTCTTCCCACATCTTCTTCTGCCACCAACCTCACTGCTCCAACATGACAACCAACCTCAACTCTACCTGCGACGCCTGCCGCGACGGCTGCCCCGACTGCGGGGACCTGGGTGCCACCGTTCTCGGATCCAACTATTGCCACGACTGCTACTCCCGCCGCAACCACCCGTGCAACACTGCCTTCATCGAGTACGAGCACGAACACACGGGCCGGTGCGGTTGGGCCGACGATGGTAGTCGCATCTGCAACGATGTGTGTACGTGCGACGATGGCGAAACGTGCGACCATTGTGCACGCTACTGGGCGGACAAGGCAGAGGAGGACATCTGGTGCGGCGTGCCTGAGCCGCACTGCACTTGCGACGGATCTGGCCGCATGTGCGACTACTGTGCGGAGGAGTACGCCGAGCCGTGCCGCGGCTGTGGCGTCTCGTCCCAACTGTGGACGGACAATACGTATTGCCGCTCGTGCTACGTAGATCGGTACGGGGACGAGTTTCCTCCCCGCCCCAGTTCCGTGTCCTCGCTTCCGCCGCTCCCCCCGTCGCCTCCCCATCACAAGTCCCTTGAGTCCATGCGGGACGAGATTGCCGAGATTGAGGAGCGTCTCCAGACGAACATGACGAAGGGTCAGAAGGATGACTGGATCTGGCTTCTTCAGAACCGCCGTGCAGACCTCGCCGAGGCCGAGAAGGAGATGTGGGCTGGCTACGATCAGGACGATCTGAACAAGCTGGACCTCCAGAACCGTCGCGGCTTCTGAAAACGGAAGCAGGCGAGGTATACAAAAACAATTTTTACCATGGAGTGCATCAACTGCCCTCAATGTTACGCGTACGCCTACGACACCTTGGTTCGTCCTGCTTCATGTGCCCATGTTGATATGTTCAAGAACATCGTCAGTATGCCCCGTATTGCCAAGGCCGCCCACGCGTTGACAACCGACTTCATCCGAGCAAGTGTGACCAAAGACGACTTGTCGTATATTGTAATCCTCTGCTTAGAAGCCGGTGGGGTGATTCCCCCCGAGAACAAGAAGCGAGATGCCTTCGCGATCATGTGGCTGTGGATGCAGGGGCGAATCAAGGATCTTGGAGACATTTCCGCGATTCACTTTGAGCACTCGGGTGGGTTTGTGCCTGAATCGCTCCCACCGCGAGTTCTGCGTATCCGGATTCCCAGGTGCCCAGATGGATTGTATGACTAAAAAACGGAAGCCGGCGAGTATACAACAAAACTCTTTTACCATGGATGACTGTGCAGTTTGTTACGAGACTGTCTCCGACTCTACAGGCCACTGCACCCTGTCCTGCAAACACTCCTTTCACATTGCCTGCCTCACCCGCTGGTCCGCTGAGAACCCCAACTGTCCCATGTGCCGCCACCCGCTTGGTGTCACCGAAGCCCCCGCTAAAGTCCAGCCACCTCAGAGAGTCATCTGGCAAGGTCCTATCGCCGATATTTGGAGTATAGGATTCCTTCGTCGTCCCGAACCTCCACCAAGCGTTCCACCCCCCGAAAACCGCGTCATCAATATCGGAGACGGCGTACAAGTGTCCGAAGGAGATGTGAGTCTTGTCATGCAACACGCAGGCGTCACGCGAAGTGAAGCGATCCGTGCCTTGCGTCGGTACGAGGGCGATATTGTGAATTCGATTCTCATGCTCACGAGCCCCGACCCGGTGTCGCCGCGACAACAACCGACACCCCGCGACCCGATGCGAACAGAGTCAGACGACCAAGCCACGGCATGGTTCCTTCAGCAAATGTTCGGGGACAGCGGAGGCTATCACTGGAACAGCTACTCGGACATGATGTTTCGTATGCGGAATGGAATGCGAGGGCACGAATACTGGACCCACTCGGAGTTCAATGAAATCCCAGGCAAGGGGGGTGGATATGATTCTGCGTAAATACCAATGGAAACCCAACAGATCAAGTTCTCAATCCAGACGGTGTCGTACGCGATTGAAGACATGAAGAAACAGAACAAGACCCATCTTTTTTATTCGGTGATCGTCGAGGGTGATCGGCAGTACGGACCCTGTATCCTCCGCAAGCATCTGTTCGATGTCGTCGTGGCCCTTCAAAACAAGTATCGTGGAGAGTTTGTTGTCAGCCGCACCCCTGGAGGAATTGTCGTGGATAAGATATAAAAATGGACCTCAACATCATCATCCCTGTGCTGCTGTTTATCCTCCTGTCGCCGGGTCTCCTCCTTGCCCTGCCGCCGGGTGCGGGCAAGACGACGCAGGTGCTGACCCACGCAGTGGTGTTCGGTGCCGTGTACTTCGGACTCCGCAAGACGTTCCCCCAGTATTATTAACCCTGAACCAACACGTGATTGACCGCAGGGTGTCCCGCGACTCCTGCGATCTCAACCCACGCAAAGTGCTCCTGAAACACCCGCTCATTCGTTGACAATGCAAACGTCGGATAACACGCCTTCAACGTCTGGAATGCCTCCGCCTCTACGTGGGCATTCTGTTGACGCAAAAACATGATGATCTGACCCAACTTGGCCTTACGCTCGGCGATCGTCAGCTTCTTGAAGTTGGCTGCGAAGGTCTCCATGCTTCTAAAAAGGTATATCTATGAAAGCGTTTCACTTCACTTCAACCTTGATCTCCTCCTTGGACTTTGCTTCGAGAAGGTAGTAGTTGAGGTTCGAGAACGACTTCTTGATCTGCTCATCGCTTAGAGGACTGGTCTGAGCAAGTGCACCCACATGCCACGCCCATGTATCGGTGTACCAATAGACCCAGCGATGAAGAACAAATGGATCACATAAGATGCCCCACGCAGTGTGCATGAGTTTATCCATGACATTTTCACTTGTGTCGATCTTGTGCTTACCGCCGGGGTGCCTGGGTTCAATCTGTCCGATCCAGTGATAATCACGAGTAAAGTCTGTCACAGAGAGTTGCGACAATCCAGCATACTTGATTGCACTGTCGAGTGTCTCGCGTTGAGCGTAGTACCCGCCAAAGTGGCGGTGGAGCAGATAAGCACGCCACAAGTTTTCGGGGGTGCGGGTCCAGTTGTTAAGAACCAACGTGGCCATCAAGATGCGACCATTGGGTTTCAAGTACGTACGGGCATTGCGAAGGAACCCGCTGTAGGTCTGAAATGCCCGCGTCTCTGCGTCAATGCCATGTGCTTCTGTTGTATGTTCGGTGGGTCCAAGGAACGTGACTGCATCCATCTTTCCGACAAACTCTTCGTGGAAGTGCCGGAAATCTTTGTTGTATGCCACAAGCCCCTTTGACGTGATCTCGTCAACCTGCTCTTGAGAGAAGGTCAGACCAATCGCATTCACACCCTTCTTCTTGCAGAAATCAATCCACTGTCCGTTTCCACATCCGCAATCAAGCAGGGTCATTCCTGGGGCCAGCTTGAGTTCCTTGAAGACGTGTTCGTACTTGTTCGCCATTGCCTCGACTGGAGACAGAGTGTAATCGCCAAAGAAGAGCCCCTCGGAGAAGTCTCCGTATGTCTTCTCATCCTTTCCGCCATAGTGACTAGCCAAGAAGTGAGAGTACCATGAATATGCGTTGATCGTCATCTCAGTCTGGTCCCAAACAGGAACGCCAATGCCAAAGTAGATGAACTCCATGAGTAAAAACAAGACAAGGAAGACTCCGTAGATATGGAGAGGATAGACCGCACCTGTCTGTAAACGTGATATCACAAAACTCAATGCAAACAATGTCCACAATGTCCACGTATTCTGCTGCATTTTGTTCAATCATCGTGTTTTTTTGAACACTATTAAACGACATCACTCTCCG